ATTTTGACGGCGTTGTATTCGACGAATTTGGAGACCAGAACCCTAAAATTTGGTCGGAAGTGGTTCGTCCGGCCTTATCGGACAGAATGGGATGGGCGTTATTCCTCGGAACCCCAAAGGGAAATAACCACTTCAAAAGTTTAAGAGACCATGCGTCAGATCATAACGATTGGGCCTTGCTTGAGTTCCGAGCATCCGAGACAGGTCTTATCCCTCAAGCTGAACTCGATGCAGCTAAATCTGAAATGGGAGACGACAAGTATTTACAGGAGTTTGAGTGTTCCTTCGACTCAGCCATCGAGGGAAGTTACTACGGGCAACTTCTCAATGAGCTACCGTCTGAGCGATTCCACGACATCCCTGTAGACGGTTTAGCTAAGACTTACTGTGCCTGGGACTTAGGGATAGGCGACTCCACTGCAATCTGGGTTTGTCAGAGAGTGGGATTAGAGACACGACTCATTGACTTTGTGGAAAACCACGGTCAAGGGCTTGACTGGTATGTGAACTGGCTGAGAACGAATTACTACGAACTAGCCGAGCAGTTACTGCCTCACGATGTGCAAGTAAGGGAGTTAGGCACTGGACGCTCAAGGATGGAACTCCTACAAGAAGCAGGGTTAAACATCACGATTGTGCCGAGAATGAGTGTTGACGATGGGATACAAGCCGTGAGAAGGCTGATTCCCTTTTGTTGGTTCGACTCCAAGACTAAGCGTGGAGTGGACGCGCTACGCAATTATCGGAGACAATACGACGATAAGCGTCAAGTTTATTGGGATAAGCCTCTTCACGATTGGGCATCTCATGCTTCTGACGCATTTCGGTATCTTGCGGTTGGCATGTCCGAGACAACATCTTGGTCTAAACCGCTGAAACCTAACGTATCTTGGGTGGTCTAAATGGATGACGGACGATTAAAGGCGATTCTCCAAGGTGAGATTGATAACGCGATAGGTTTCTTGGAGACCGAGACGGTCGAGCAGCGTAAGAACGCGCTCACTGCCTACATGCGTGACCCTTATGGTAATGAGGTCGAGGGTCGCAGCCAGATCGTAACCGGAGAGGTTGCAGAAGCGGTAGACGGGATGCTTCCGCCTCTCATGCGTCTCTTTACTTCTGCTGACCAGATCGGTGTATTCGAGCCTGTAGGCCCAGGTGATGAGCCGTTAGCCCAACAAGCAACCGAGTACACAAACTGGGTGCTGATGAAGCAAAACCCTGGTATCTCGATCATGCACGACTGGTTCAAGGACGCGATCCTTCAGAAGGTCGGGGTTATCAAAGCCTACTGGGACGACTCGATTTCAGTCACTAAGGAACAGTACGCAAACCTGACAGACGATGAGCTAGCCATGCTTATGTCTGACGGGACAATGGAGATTGCAGCACAAGAGACGATTGAGCAGGATATTGATGGTCAAGTCATGCGTGTTCATAACGTCGCACTGATGAAGAAAACCAAAGCCGGAAAGATCAAGGTTGAGAACGTTCCTCCCGAAGAGTTCTTGATCTCTAAGGCAGGGAAGACCGTTCGAGATACGCCCTTTGTCGCGCACAGGAAACTCATTACGAGGTCGGATCTTGTTTCGATGGGGTTTGATCCTGAGATCGTGATGAACCTGCCGGTCTACAACGACCTTGAGTTTTCTGCTGAGTACATAGCTCGATACAACCGAGACGAACAGCCTTACATGGAGCCAAGTCTCGATAAATCCATGCAGACGGTTGAGGTGTTCGAGTGCTACCTAAAGACTGACTACGACGGAGACGGGATTGCAGAACTAAGACGGGTGCATTTTTCGGGGAATGAAATCCTAAGTAACGAAGAGACCGACTATGTGCCGTTTTACACCCTCTGTCCTATTCCGATACCTCATCGCTTCTTTGGGGATTGTCCTGCTGATCGTACAGTTGATCTCCAACTTATCAAGACTACTCTAACGAGGCAGATGCTTGATAACCTGTACCTACAGAACAATACCAGGATGGGTGCTGTAGAAGGTCAGGTCAATCTCGATGATCTTATGTCGGTGACTCCTGGTGGTGTGGTGAGAATGAAAAATCCCGCCGCACTTGTACCGATTACAGTTAATCCTGTTGCTCAACAGGTATTCCCTTTTATGGAGTACCTAGATTCGATCCAAGCCAAGCGTACGGGCATTACAGAGGCTTCTCAGGGGTTAGACCCCAACATCCTACAGAATGTTACTGCTGCGGCTATAGCGGCTCTTACGCAAGCCTCGCAAGGAAAGATCGAGCTTATTGCTAGAGTTTTTAGTGAAACGGGCGTAAAAGACTTATTCAAAGGACTCTTACACCTTTTATGCAAATATCAGGACAAGTCAGTCATCATTCGGATGCGCGGCCAGTATGTTCAGTACGACCCGCGAGAGTGGTCGAACCAGTACGATTGCACAGTGAATGTCGGACTTGGTACGGGGAACATCGAGCAAAAGATGGCGATGCTCTCGATGGTTCTCGCAAAACAAGAGCAGATCATTCAAGCGTACGGCCCGAGCAATCCTTTAGTGTCTGTCTCGCAATATCGTGCGACGCTCGGAAAGCTGATTGAGGCGGCTGGTTTTGCGGACTCGGCTGAGTTCTTCAAGCCTGTAACACCAGAGATTGATGCTGCACTTGCACAACCTCAACAACAAGGCCCAGATCCGGCGGTGCAAATGATGATGGCGCAGGCTCAAGCGGATATTGAGATTAAACGCCAGAAAGCTATGGCTGATATTCAGCTTGCAAGAGAGAAAGCCCTAGCCGAGTTAGAACTCAAGCGCATGGAGTTCGAGGCAGAGGCGCAGATGAAGGCTATGAAAGTAGGCGCAGGCATCACTTCTAACATTGAGATACCAGGATAATCATGGCACTTGCAAATTTAGCTACGCTTCTTGCAGCCGGTGTAACTTATGAGAATGCACAGCCATTCTTAGAGC